AAATGTACGGCCCACGAAAGCTCTGACAGCGCTTCGACCGACACACCAGTGCGCTGACTGATGTCATCCAGATCGCCGCCCATGTCGGCAAAAACCTTAGCTGAAGCCAGCAGTGGCGCAGCGACAGCCGTGCCCAGTCCGGCCAGTCGAGTCCCGATGGTCATCAGTCCCTGGCCAAACGCCTTAAGCCTCTGCTCGGCTGCGCGCAGCCCCTTGAGCAGTCCGCTGTCTTTGGTGTACAGTTCGACGTAGGCCGCGCCGGCTCTGATACCTCTGGCACTGGTCATGGTGTCGGCGGCTCCTTCACAAGCATCTTCAGTACATCGACGCCTACGTTCTCGATCTTGCCATCAGACTTTCGCGCCAGCGGATGAAAATCTGCTGGCTTAAATGCCCTGTGTTTCTTGGCATCGCGATGAATGTTAGCCAGCATCGCCATCAATGCGGCAGTATGGTTCCATCTTTCGTTGATGGCTGCGTCTGCCATGTCGCTGAGTTCTCGGAGTGTGAAGGCGCTAGGGTCGATGCCGAGGACACCGGCAAGCTGCCAAACGAGCTGATCAATTTGTTGGCTGCGGAGTCCACGTCCAGAGTCTGTACCAGAGCCTCCAGATGCTCCAGCACTCGGCTTCTGACCTGCTTGCCCGCCTGAACCGTTTTGCGCAGGGCTGCCCGCGCTCGGGCCTCGGGGAAAAAATCGATCAGCTCCTCCACGAAAGCATCGGCTGCCGCAGTGATCGCATCACCGGCCAAAGCTCGACCGAATTCTTCATCGCTGATCTGCTTGGCGTCCGCTTCATCCCTCACCAGGCAGTACAGCACATCGGCCAGGTCGACCGGATCGGCTACTAGCTTGGCCAGTGGTTCCAGTCCGTCATCGATCAGCTTGTACAGATCGATGCCTACCAGTCCACGGACTCGCTTTACCGCCGCCACGTTGATCTGTAGCGTCCAGTGACGACCGGCATTGTCAATAAAAGTCTTCACGATGGCTCCTCCTAGGTCGTAGTCATCCAGGCTGGTGGATTGGCCGAGTAAGTGGGCTTGGCCGAAACGCTCACAGTAATGGCCTCTTCCAGTGGTTCGTTGCGGGTAAATCCAGTGATCATAAAACTGGCTCGCAGGCCTTGAGAGCCAGCCACATTGGAAAGGCCATCCAGGATCGCCAGTTCGAGCGCTGTGTTATTCAGGAACGCATTACGGATGGCCGTAAAATCTTCATCCTCCGTGTCCCAAATCATCTCGAACTCGACTGAGCCGTCCTTGAGCGTGGCCACCGTAGCTCGCCAGCCGTTATTGCCGCGAGTGGTCACATCAGCTTCTCCAGTCTCTAGAGATAGCGTTAGATCCTTGACGTTAGGAATGAGATTCCAGGTTGGAGAGGCAAAGCTGCCCGTATTGCGGTACAGCTTGGCATCCATACCTAGTTTGATGGCCATGTTGAATGTCTCCTATCGTAGTGTTGTTAAGGCGCCTCTATAAACCAAGCAGGCGGGTTCACCGAGTAGGTGGGCTTGGCCGAGACGCTGACCGTGATGGCCTCTTCCAACGGTTCGTTACGGGTAAAGCCAGTGATCATGAACATAGCCACCAAGCCTTGAGTTTCCTCGTCGCCGATTGGCCCATCCGCAACGGCAAAGGCCAGCGAAGTACCTGTCATAAACGCGTTGCGTAAGGCAATAAAATCATCATCGGCCGTATCCCAGACCATTTCGAATTCGATAGCAGCGTCCTTGAGCGTGGCCACAGTAGCCCTCCAGCCGTTGTTACCGCGCGTAGTGACGTCCGCTTCTCCGGCCTCCAACGTCAGGGTGAGGTCGCGTACATTTTCTACCAGCAGCCAATTCGGCTGGCCGCTTAATGAGGTGGCGCGATATAATCTGGCGTTTTGGCCGAGTCGTATGGCCATGCTGTGGCTCTCTGGCTACTGAATAGTGAATTGAGTGGATTTACGGATCGACAACAAACCAACCTGGTGGCCTCGCAGAATAAGTAGGCTTAGCGGTGACGCTCACTGTAATGGCCTCTTCCAAGGGTTCGTTGCGGGTGAAGCCAGTGATCATGTACATAGCAGAAAAGCCCTCTGCCTCTGACGTCCCAAGTTCACCAATGACAACAGCGAACGCTATAGGCGAATTACTAATAAAAGCATTACGAATCGCAGTAAAATCTGCATCGGCTGTATCCCATACCATTTCAAATTCAATTACGCCGTCCTTGAGCGTAGCGACGGTTGCGCGCCAACCATCATTGCCGCGCGTAGTGACATCCGCTTCACCGGCCTCCAGCGACAAAGTTAAGTCGCGGACATTTTTTACTTCATTCCAACTATCAAATCCGGTGAATGTTGAAGATCGATGAAGAGTAGCATCTTTACCGAGCGTAATAGCCATACTGTGTCTCCCTGATCACTTCACCGAGTCGGCCCACAAGCCCTCAAATTTTGGCATTTCTTTGATCTTGGCTGGTCCCATGAAGGGCCTGGCCGCATAGCGGGCACGTCGTTGGCGTCTGCCTCGCCCGACTAATGCTACGCCGCCATACTCATGTAGCGCTGGCACGGTAGGCTGATCGCTGCCGACCAGTCGCGAGCGACCCAGCTTCAGCGGACCGACTACCACACTGGTGTTAGCAGGATCAAAGGTGAACCAGATGTTCTTGAGTGTGGCCACCCGGTCATTGGTATGTACACTGGGTGGCTGGCCTGGGGCTGATGGACTCTTGCGACGGCGCAGTGAACTGCGAGCCGCCCGCTGAATAAAGCTGCCGGCCCGCGACATGTTCTGCGCCGTAGCCTTGCCAACCGCATCGATGACGATTTGCCGGTCGAAGAAGAACTGTTTTTTGTCTCTTGCTATCGCAGTCATGCTGTATAACCTTGTGCATTGACAAAGATAGCCGTCGATCCGGTACCCTCCTGCCCGTCGATTTCGAGTGTCAGCGCTTCGTCCTCTGCCGACTGAAGTGGCTGTGGAAAGGCTAGCGCTATCGGAAATCCAGCGAACAGAATGGGTAGTCTTAAAAGGACCGATGTGCCAGTCTTGATGATCATGGTAGCTGGCGATTCACCAACCATGGAAAGTTGCAACGCTGTCAGCATACGCCGACGCCCAGGACCAGCGGCTGGAACCAGAGTGGCACTCTCAAGCACGGCCACGCCGGCTACAGGGGCTGCATAAAACCAAGTAGCTGCTGGACGAATGGGAAAGGGACCAACGTTGATTCCACTCATGATGGGTTATTTCCTTGGGGTTTGCATTAACGGTACTTGCGGTAGGTGAGCGTCAGTAGACTGGTAAACTGCCGAAGCTCGTGTAAATGTTCGCTTGCGTAGATGGGCGCATTGACCACTTCCATGCATCTCACATCGGGTAGAGTGGTCAGTAGGCTGGTTCGCAGGTGATCGGCTATCTCCTCCACAAGTTCCATTAGTTCATCCAGCTCGGTGAGTGTCTCCTCCACCCGCTTTTGAACAGCCACATCAATCTGATATTCAAAACTGTCACGGCTGCGATCCAGGGCTTTGCTTGTGACTGACCTGGGCACCACACTGACTTTCAGTTCAGACATTTCCGACAGTTCGAATGACGGCGTGTAGTGTCTGGCAGCCACCAGTGGCTGACTGAACGAGGCTGCATTGATTTCATCTACAACCGCTTCGGCTATCGTGACTACAGTGGCTGTCATGGCTGTACCTGAATCTGCTTGGTGTGTATTCGTAGTAATGATCGATACAAGTCAGACCACTTCCACACCGGCTCCTTGCCCGGTGCCAGCACTTCATAGGTGTAGGTCACACCTGACTGCACCTCATGGACCCTATCGCCACGCTGTGGTAGTATCGTTTCACCGGCAATCACCAGGTCTTCGGCACGAATCAAAAAATCTCTATCCGTCCACTGCAAAAGCACGCCGCCGTAGCCGTCATCCAGCTTCAGCAGCGTGCGTCCCACGGTAGCCTGCACGGTTAGTGTGCTGGCCTCCCGCTGGTAAACAACCTCGCGCGAGGCAAACTGCTGGAGCTGATTGTTCAGCCAGCTTTGTCCCCACTCGAGTAGATGCATTGAGCCGCTCTCCTGGTTACTGCAGAGACTGGAACAGTTTGATGATCTCAATGATCTGCTTGGCCAGCTTTACCCAGTCGATGTCCCTGAGCAAATCGCTTAGACTAGCTTCCTCCTGCTGGGCTCTGAGGAATTCAATCAACTCCCATTCCTTGGCGGTGAGCTGATGGTAGTCGGGAGGACAGACATCAGGGCACTTGGGACACTCAGGACAGTTCGGACAAGGGTCTGGCTCGGGATCGGGACTGCCTGGCGTGAACCAAATAGGCAATCCGGCCAGGCGACTGTCCACCAGATTGAAGATGCCATCTTCAGTCTCTGGACGAATCAGACCCGGGACGCCTGTTTCATGCTCCGCAGGTAGACCTGCCTGATTGGCTTGATTTTTATTCTGATCATCCTCGAATATACCATCCTCAGTTACAGGCCGAGAAAAGACTGCGTTTTCAGGACCATCGGAGACTTCATCCAGTCCTACCGGTCTCAGGGGAATGTTAGTCAGGCTGCGCTCGGTGGCCACTTTCCACAGCCAGTGAG